GATATGAAGCTGAATGGTTACCCACAGACCGAATTTGTTCGTAAACAAAATCGGTTATATCTATTTGGTGACTTTGCTGATGGTGATGTGAAAGCTGGTGAGTACTTAATCTTTGAAGCATATAAGACAGTCGATGCTTCGACTCATACTTCTGTCTACAACGACATGTGGCTCAAAGAATATACCACAGCTCTTATTAAACAGCAGTGGGGACAAAACTTAATTAAATTTGAAGGCATGCAACTTCCGGGTGGTGTTATTCTAAATGGAAGACAATTATATGATGACGCTACCGGAGAAATTGAAAGACTAAGAGAAACAATTAGATTGGAACATGAACTTCCAGCTGATTTCTTTGTAGGTTAATATGCGAAACTTATACTTTTCTGACAAGGTTCGTTCAGAACAAAATCTATATGAAGATATTATCATCGAGTCTCTTAAGATTTATGGACAAGATGTATATTATCTTCCACGTGATTTGGTTGGAGAAGATAAGATTTTTGGCCATGATGTTCCATCACGTTTTAATTCATCTCATAAAATTGAAATGTATATTGAAAACGTAGAAGCATTCGATGGAGAAGGAGATCTCTTTACTCGATTCGGTGTAGAGATTCGTGATGAAGCAACCTTTGTTGTATCTCGTCGTAGATGGGAACAAACTGTCAAAAGATATGATAATGAGATTTCTGGTGATAGACCAAGAGAAGGTGATCTGATTTACCTTCCTTTATCTAATTCTATTTTTCAGATTATGCATGTCGAGCATGAACAGCCTTTTTATCAATTGAGCAATCTTCCAACATATAAGATGAGAGCACAGCTCTTTGAATATAATGATGAAGATCTCGATACCGGTGTTGATGCGATTGATGCAATCGAAAGAGCATATGCATATACTTACATTTTAACTCTTGATAGTGATAGTCCGATTATTAAGATCGGTGATACAGCTACTCAAACATTCTCGAGTGGTGTTACTATGAGTGGTGAAGTATCTAAATGGTCAGACTCTGATAATAAATTGCATCTGATTCATGTTGGCGCAGATGATGGCAAATATCATACGTTTACAACAGGATCTATTACATTATCAGGAGATGCTCGAGTTGATTCAGACTTAACAGTGAATACAGTCGCAGAAGAAAATAAAATTTCAGAAAATGAACAGAACACCGATTTCAGCACCTTTACGGATGGCTTCCTTGATTTCACAGAGAATAACCCGTTCGGTGATCCGGAGAATAATTAATGTTTGGTACTCATTTTTATCATCAAAAAGTTCGTAAATGCGTAGGAATGTTTGGAACTCTTTTCAATAACATTTATGTTATTCGAAAGAATTCTTCCGATGATGTAATCAGCCAAGTAAAAGTTCCTTTATCATATGCGCCTAAGGAAAAATACCTTGAAAGAATTCGCGAGAATCCAGACTTAATTGATGATACAAGAGTTGCAATTAAGCTTCCTCGTATGTCATTTGAAATTACTTCATTTACATATGATGCTACTAGGCAATTACAAAAGATTTCTAACTTCAAAGCATTAGGAACAGAAAATAGTAACCGGCAAAAGTTTTTTACTCCTGTTCCGTATTCAATTAATTTTCAATTGAATGTATATGCTAAGAGCCAAGATGATGCTTTACAAATTGTTGAGCAAATTATTCCTACATTTAATCCACAATATTCATTAACTATTAAACCATTTGCGACCGAATATCCAGCATTAAAAGAAGACATTCCAATTATCATTCAGAGTGTGTCTTTTGCAGATGATTTTGAAGGAGCGATGGAACAGAGAAGAACTATCATCTACACTCTTGACTTTGAGATGAAAGTGCAGTTTTATGGTCCAGTCACTTCAAGCGATATCATTCGCACTTCTATCACAGATCTTTACTTACAAGATCAAGGTCTTGCAGATTCAGACGTTAATGTTGAAAGAATCACCGTCACGCCGTCTCCGCTCTCTACAATTGGACTTGCAGACAGCGATTTCGGTTTCAGTACAGATATAAATATATTCAACGAGCCGGCAGTCGATGTAGATCCTTACGCTGTAGAAGGATATGTTGAGACTGGTTATGTAAGAGAAACAGCATAGGTATAAAAGATGGCAATTACATTACGATTAACAAAGGGTTCTGCGCTTACATTCTCCGAACTCGATACAAACTTTTCTGATTTAGATACTCGAGTAACGAGCAATTTGACAAGTATTAATACTCTCAATTCTTCTGTGAGTACGCTTAATACAAATGTAGGCAATAATGATAGTGATATTTTAGCGTTACAAACTGATTTAAGTGCTGTTGATGTTCGCCTCATTACTGCTGAAGGTGAGTTGTCACACGTTACTATCACATCGACTGAAGCTGATTTTGGATCAAAGCCGGTTTTACATTCAAACAATTATGACAGCGTAGGCGATCTACCATCTGCAGTTACTTATCCGGGTATGATAGTTCGTCAAGACGATAATGGATTACTCAAATTTTCGAATGGAACTACTTGGAAAATTTTACCATCAAATATTATTACTCTTTCTAATGGCGCTGGAGGTAATTTAGTATTTGACAGTGACGTTACTGTTAACTTTGCCGGCGGGGATGGAATAACTGTCACTAAAACAAATAATAATCGCTTAACATTCTCGTCTGATCCATCTTGGTCATTCAACATTGTTCTTGCTGATGGCGATAGTGGATATGCATTTAGACCAGATAGCCGCTTCTTCCTTGATAGTGACATTGATCCTACTCTTTATCTTCGTCGTGGTGAAACATATAACTTTAATTTAAGTGCACCTTCTGAGCCTTTCTATATTAAGACAGCACAATCAACTGGAACAGGGGATCAATATACAGATGGTGTAACTGGAAATGGTACACAGTTTGGAACTGTTTCATTCCAGCCTCCGATGAATGCACCAAGTACTTTATATTATGCTTCATCAGTTTCAGCATCTCACACTGGTGTAATTAATATACTATAATGACTGATAATGATCATAATGTAAAAAGTGACTATGAATATTCTAGAGAAACATACTACGATCTCTTAGAAAAAGGCAGAGAATCACTAGAAGATATGATTGAAGTTGCTCGCCAATCAGAGCATCCTCGAGCATATGAAGTTCTTTCTCAAATGATTAAAAACTTATCAGATGTAAACGATAAGTTGATGGATTTAAATAAGAAAAATAAAGATATTAATAAAAAAGAAGAAGTGAAACAGGTAGGAAATACTACTAATAATGTCTTTCTTGGATCTACTGCAGATCTTCAAAGAATATTAAATGATGATAAAGATATTATAGATGTTACACCAGAATGAGAACTATCTTGGCAATCCTAACGTCAAGCGTGATGGTGTTGTTCAAGAGTGGACTAAAGAATTAATACAGGAATATTATAAGTGTAGTAAAGATCCTGTATATTTCGCAGAAAAATATTGTAAAGTAATCTCACTTGATAGAGGGTTAGTTCCGTTTAACTTATATCCCTATCAACAAAAAATGTTCGAGCAGTTTAATGAGCATCGGTTTAACATTGTATTGGCATGTCGACAGTCTGGAAAATCGATATCGGCGTGCGCGTATCTTCTCTGGTTTGCGCTCTTCCATTCGGAAAAGACAGTTGCGGTTCTTGCTAATAAAGGGGCAACAGCTCGGGAAATGTTATCTCGCATCACGCTTATGTTGGAAAACATTCCGTTCTTTCTTCAACCGGGATGTAAAGCACTTAACAAGGGATCCATTGAATTTTCAAATAATTCTCGTATCCTTGCTGCTGCAACTTCTGGTTCTTCTATTCGTGGTCTCTCAGTAAACCTGCTCTATCTAGACGAATTTGCATTCGTGGAGAGAGCTAATGAATTCTATACCTCCACATATCCTGTCGTATCTTCGGGCAAGGATACAAAAATTATCGTTACCTCAACAGCGAATGGTATTGGCAATACTTTCTATAAGATATGGGAAGGAGCAATCCAGGGAGTTAATGAGTTCAATCCTTTCAGAGTCGACTGGTGGGACGTTCCAGGACGAGACGAAAACTGGAAACAACAAACCATAGCCAACACTAGTCAACTTCAGTTTGATCAAGAATTCGGAAACACATTTTTCGGGACAGGCGATACTCTTATTAATGCTGAAACACTTATGGGTTTCAGAGCGGAGCCGTATAAGAAAGCATTAGAAGGTGGAGATCTTCTAATCTATGAAGAGCCTGTTAAAGGTCATGAATATATTATGACAGTCGATGTTTCGAAGGGAAGAGGTCAGGACTATTCTACTTTTAATTTGATCGATATTAGCGTTCGCCCGTTTTCACAGGTTGCTGTATATCGCAACAACACTATCTCTCCTTTACTCTTCCCAAATATTATCTATAAGTATGCGAAAGTCTACAATGATGCTTATGCGGTCGTAGAATCAAATGATCAAGGTGTTGTAGTGTGTAACGGTTTATATCATGATCTTGAATATGAGAATGTACATGTTGAATCTGCGGTGAAAGCAAATGCTATTGGCATTGAGATTAATCGCAAAACAAAAAGACTAGGTTGTTCTGCAATTAAAGATATTCTTGAGAATAATAAATTAAAAATAGTAGATGAGAATACTATTCTTGAGATCTCTACATTTGTAGCAAAGGGGCAATCATACGAAGCATCAGATGGAAACCATGATGACTTAATGATGAATCTGGTGATGTTTGGCTATTTCTCTTCTACACAATATTTTGGTGACATGACAGATATTAATTTAAAAGATATGCTATTTAGAAAACAAATGAGAGATATTGAAGATGATATCGTGCCATTTGGTTTTATTGATGACGCGTCTGATATGATTGATCAATTAGAGCAGAAGAACGACAACGATTGGGCTATCGAATACGATCCTAATTTTTAAATTATTATAAATAATGGTATATTGAACAACCGTATTATGTTTTTAGCTTATAATTAGTAACCGAGAAGGAAGAAAAAATGGCACTTTTTACACCGTCCGAATCTCCTGCGGTTGTCGTCAAAGAAATAGATCTGACTGGCGGTGTGCCTAATGTCCAGTCAACTACCGGCGCGATCATAGGTAATTTTAGATGGGGTCCTGTTGAGCAGAGAATGAGTGTAGCAAATGAAGCCGAGTTGGTTGATACATTTGCTTCTCCAGATTCTGCTAACACAGTTGATTTCCATACAGCAGCGTATTTCTTACGCTATTCAAATTCGCTTCAAGTTGTGCGTACAGTCACTTCGGCGGCTAAAAATGCCGTGGCAAGTGTAGGCCAAACAGCTTCAGCAACACCACCTAGCGAACTAGTAAAGAACAAAGATGATTTTGATGCTCAGCTTTCAGCATTAGATTCAGATTCTCACACTTTTGTTTCTCGATATCCTGGTGCATTAGGCAATAGTATTAAAGTAGAAGTTTGTGGCTACAGCACTAGTGACACTCTCTTCGATGCATGGACATACAAGAATAATTTTGATGCAGCGCCTGGCACAAGCACCTTTGCTCAAAACAGATCCGCCACCTTTGATGAGGCTCATGTAGCAGTCATCGATGCAGGTGGACTTTTAACAGGTACTGCCGGCACAGTTCTGGAAACATATCCGTTTGTATCTCTTGGATCAAATGCAAAAAATACAGATGGATCTA